GACTACCGTAACTGTTACGCCAGCATACTGCTATCTGTACCACAATTAAACAGTCTACAGGGTCAGTATGACCCCAGACTGTTTAATACCGCACCAGTTATATTACAGTATCTCTATATACAATTTTCTGACAGTATAGTTACAGGGGCGTAGATACTGTCTGACCAGGACTTTTATAGATATTTAGAACCAAATAGTTCGTTTTACCTATTTGAACGGATTAAGTATATGTAGAGCAGTAAATATCTTCGCAAGTCTTTTATAGCCTTGCTCAGATACTGTACAAACTACTGTACAAACTGTTATCTGTAGGGCGGGGATAGTCTGCCTATAAACTGTTGGGGGACGTACGTGGCGACAAAGGGTGGCTTTCAAAAAGGTGGGGAACACTTCGCCGCCAAGGGTGTAGCCGTTGCCAAAGAGCAGGTGCTAGAGTCCGTCAGGGCAGGAATGTCTCTTCAGGCGGCAATGGTCAAGGCAGGCAAGAAGCCAGACACAGCCCGTATCTGGATGATGCGAGACCCAGCATTTGCCCGCTCCTTAGAGGAAGCCCGCGATGACGCGGAGAAGAAATCTTTTACAAGCCTTGGTGTGGAGAAGGAGTCAATTCCTTTTAAGGACTTCTCAAAGTTGTTCTTAGACCAGACTGTATTTCCACACCACCAAGATTGGATTGACCTGCTTGAAGGGAACGAACCTTCGTGGCTCCATCCGAATATGAAGTACGAGCCAGGACAGCCGAACCGCCTATTGGTGAATGTTCCTCCTGAGCACGCTAAGTCCACCGTTATCACGGTGAACTACTCAACTTACCGCATTGCCCTCAATCCAAACATCCGCATCATTGTGGTATCAAAGACCTTGGTTAAGGCGCGAGAGTTCGTATACGCTATCAAGCAACGACTGTCCCATCCACGCTGGCTTAAACTGCAGACCGCATATGGTCCAGAAGGCGGCTGGAAACAGGACGCAGATACTTGGCGCACCGATACGGTCTACCTTGGGGGTGATGCGCGTAACTCATCCGAAAAAGACCCTACGCTTCAGGCGCTGGGTATGGGTGGACAGATTTACGGCGCACGTGCAGATTTGATTATTCTTGATGACTGTATAACTACAGCCAATGCACATGAGTGGGAGCAGCAGATTAACTGGCTGCAGAAAGAAGTTATTACCCGTTTGGGTAAGAACGGTAAGTTACTAGTCGTGGGGACGCGAATTGCAGCAAATGACCTTTACAAAGAACTTCGCAATCCGAAACACTGGTCGGGGGGTCAAACTCCTTTTACTTACATGGGCATGCCTGCTGTTCTTGAGTACGCTCCTGAACCCAAAGACTGGGTTACACTTTGGAAAGAGTCTGACGTACCGTGGGATGGCGATGATGACACTCCTCAGGAAAACGGCTTCTTCCCCAAATGGGACGGGCAAGCACTCTTCCGCAGACGAAGTGAAGTAACCCCAGCAACTTGGGCTCTGGTTTACCAGCAAGAAGATATACAAGAAGATTCAATCTTTCCACCTGCTCTTGTGCAGTCATGTATGAATGGCAGACGCAAAGTAGGCACACTTAAGCCTGGCGCTGTGGGACACCCAGAGCATGTGGAAGGTTACACTGTTGTAGGTTTTGACCCTGCTATGGGTAGAGGACATGCAGCCTTTGTAGTTGCGCATTACAGCAAGATTGAAAAGAAGATTTATATTCTTGATTGCGTCAATATGGCAGAACCTACGCCACAAAAGATTCGTGCTGCCATTGAGGACTTGACTATCAAGTATAGCCCTCAAGAGTTTAGAGTAGAAATCAACGCACACCAGAAAGCATACTCACTAGATGAAGACTTACGACAATGGCTTTCTATGCACGGTGTCAAACTTGATTCACACTTTACAGGCAAGAACAAGTGGGACACATCTTTCGGCGTGGCATCAATGTCAACACTCTTTGGCACAATGCGCAATGACAAATTTGAAGACAATAACGTTATTGAATTACCCTCAAGTGAAAACTCAGAAGGAATCAAAGCGTTAGTCCAGCAACTTATTACCTGGAAACCAGACACTAAAGGCAAGACAGACTGTGTTATGGCTATGTGGTTTGCGATTATTCGCTGCCGCGAGTTTATGCAACAGTCAGCCTTTACTGCAAGATATGCAAACAATCGTTGGGCTACTCGTTCACAGAAAGCCAACCGATATTCAATTAACCTCACTGATGCCATGACCGAACAATGGCAAGAGAACTACGGATAGGAACCTTATGGCATTAGATATTGACCAGATTGCGGCACGCGTTGCCTCGCTGCGCTATCGCAATCATGAGCGCGATGCCCGTAACCTTGACGTTCTTGCAGTTCGTAAGGGTAAAATTGCAGAAGTATATCCAGACTTTTTTCCAGATGGTGTTGATGCTAACGTAGTAGCAAACTTTATTGATATTGTCGCACGCGACCTATCAGAAGTTATGGCTCCGTTGCCAGCAGTAAACTGCTCATCTGCTAATCAAGCAGATGACAAGGCTCGCAAGTTCTCTGATAAGCGTACTCGCATTGCCTCTAACTATTTTGCACACTCAGACCTAGCAGTACAAATGTACTCAGGTGCTGACTGGTACATTACATATGGATTCCTCCCGTTCATGATTGAACTGGATGATGAAGCAAAGATGCCGCGTATCCGCTTAGAAAACCCAATAGGTGCTTACCCTGAGTTTGACCGCTATGGACGCTGCGTTGCCTTTGCTAAACGCTACACAATGACATTAGGAGAACTTGTCGCAGAGTTCCCAGAGTTTACCCCGCAATTGCTGGGACGCGATGGCTACGAACAAGACCTTAATGCACAGATTGAAATGATTCGTTACTACGATGAAGACCAGTCTGTTATCTACATTCCAAATCGCAAGAACCTAATCCTCTCACGTGCCAAGAATCCTATTGGCAAGATGATGGTAGTTGTTGCTCGCAAGCCATCAGTAGATGGCGACTTGCGTGGACAGTTTGATGACATTCTTGGTATCCAGTTGCTTCGCAACCGTTTTGCATTACTTGCAATGGAAGCCGCTGAAAAGTCAGTACAAGCGCCAATCATTCTTCCTGATGATGTTGATGAATTGCAACTTGGTGGAGATGCAATCATTCGCACACGTAACCCTGCAGGTGCTCGCCGTCTTGAACTATCAATTCCACAAGGCGCGTTTATTGAGCAGCAAGCACTTAACCAAGAACTTCGTATTGGTGCTCGCTACCCTGAAGGTCGTACTGGAAACATTGATGCCTCTATTGTCACTGGACAGGGTGTACAGGCTCTTATGGGTGCATTTGACACGCAGGTCAAATCAGCACAAGCAATTTTTGCAGCAGCAATGCGCGATGTAATTACTCTTTGCTTTAGAGTAGATGAAGAAATCTATCCAGAGCAAAAGACAATTCGTGGTGTAGATGCTGGCTCGCCTTATGAAATTACATACAAGCCATCAAAAGACATCAAGGGTGACTTTACTGCTGATGTTCGCTATGGCATGTTGGCTGGTCTTAACCCAGCACAGGGACTTATCTTCATGCTACAGGCTTTGGGCGGTGGACTTATTTCCGTTGACATGGCTATGCGTGAACTACCATTTGGAATTAACGTAACGCAAGAGCAAGAAAAGATTGAAGTTGAAGGCATGCGCAAGGCGCTTGTAAGTTCAATGCAGTCATATGCTCAGGCAATCCCACAAATGGCAATGCAGGGTCAAGACCCAACTAAAATTGTTCAGCAGTTTGCTGAAGTTATCAAAGCGCGTAAAGCGGGTAAACCAATTGAGGAGGCTATTGAAGCCGTCTTCACTCCAGAAGAACCTCCTGCTGGGGCACAACCTACAGTTGAGCAACCTGTCCCCGCTGCTCCTGGTGCTCCAGTAGGAGGCGCTCAACCACAGTTGGCTCCGCAAGACCAGATGCAAACTCTTTTGGCTCGTCTATCTGGTGGTGGACAAGCATCAGCAAGCGTACAGACAGAACAACGTAGACCAATTTAGGAGTAAAGATGGCAGCCCCAAAGAAGAAGCCAGTTACTCGCAAGCGCAAAGTTCAAGATAGAGAATATACAAAGTTAGACGAACATTCAATTTGGCTAAATGAATACTTTAAATCATTACGCCGTTCTGGATTTACTAGAGATGATGCGCTGTGGTTAATTGCTACACCTGAATCATATCCAAGTTGGGTAGACCTTCCCAGCAGACAAGATATTTTAAACCATATAGAAGATGAGGAGGACGAGTAATGGCACAAGGCGGTTATCGCAAGCCAGAAAATCCTGCACCTGTATCTGGTCCTGGTGCGCTATCACAGCGCACAGATGGTGGACCAACTCAACCTGCTCAATACATTTCTGGACTTCCTTATGGAGAGGGACAGGCAACATATGACCAACAGACTGCTGCTCCTATGGCTGGTAACAATACCGCTCAGCCAACGTTACAGATGCCAGAACCAACTCCACTTATGGCTCCTACCCAGCGACCAGATGAGCCAATAACTTCTGGTATTAATGTTGGACCTGGACCTGGTTCTGAAGTAATGGCAGACCGTCCTAATCAGGCTTACACTCTTACACAGACTCTACAGCAACTTATTAAGTATGACCCAAGTGGCGATACCGAAATGATTTACAGAGCATTAGTTGATGAAGGATACTAATGGCTTACAAAGTAAACTATGTCGTTGCAAAGACGAGTCCGAATCTTTATGCTGCAGCACAACAGGGCAACCTGAATCCTCAGCAGACAACACAACTAGAGCAGTTTAGTTGGACTATTCAAAAAAATAAAAACTTAATGAAACTTCCTACAGAGGAAGCACGCAAAGAGTTTTTTAAATTAGAAGCAGAGGCACAGGAAAAGATTAAGTTCCTGTACCCAGATGCAACATACACTCAAGAAGCAGACACAATGAGCGATTACGCTATTGGTGCTCTTAAGACAACTGCTAAAGTTGCGGCAAGCCCACTTATTGGTTTGTTTAAGGGTCTTACTGCGTGGACACGTATTATTAATACCCCATACCTTATGGCACGACAGGCTGCACAAGGCGAAGGTTTATTTAATAAGCAAACATTTACTGATGCTTGGGATGGTCGCCGTGTCTATGACAACGGCGCACTAGATGAAACAGTTAAGTATTTTGGTGAAGAGCGCGTTGCTGTAGCAAAGGGTCTTCTTGCTGGATTAAAACCAGGTGAGATTGTTGCTTCTGGTGGTGAAATAACACAGAAGATGCTTGATGCTTTGCAAGAAGCATACAACGAGCCAGAGAAGTTTAAGCAAGTAATGGATGGCGTTAAGTACGCACAGGTATCTCCTGGTCGTGACATTGCACGTATGTTTGATACAAAGCCAATGAACGCAACTTTAGAACAAGATTATATTGATGGCAAGACTAAAAACATTTCTGGTGCTATTGATTTTATTTATCAGTTGGCAATTGACCCACTAACGTATCTAACGTTTGGTGGTTCTAGCCTACTTAGACGCGGAGATAAACTTGCTGCTATTGTGCAGAAGCATGGTACTGATGGTGTCCGTCAGATTTTTGCTACTGAACCAGATGTTGTAAAACTTTGGGATGGACTTGGTTCAGAGATTAAGCGTCTTAAAGAGGCTCCTGATACTGCAGCACGTTCTCTTATTATTCGTGATATTAAAACAAACTTTCCTGCCTACAATAATGATGAGGCAATTAAGTTACTTGAGCGTAATGACATTACAGATGCTAAGTCTGCACTTGGTTACTTTGAACAAGTAGAAAATGTACCCCTATTTCTTTCTGGTCGTGTAGATGGTGTTCAGTATTTCCGCAATGGTGTGGCTACTGCACGTAGTCAGCGCCGTTTAGGTGAAGGATTTTCACGCTGGTTAGATAGAGAACTTAACTATACTGGCAGAACTGCAAAAGAAATTACCGAAGAAGGCGAAGACGCTTTTAAAACTTTGTCTACACTTGGTAAAGATGGCGAATTGTTTGCAGAAAACATTGACGACATTAAAAAGTTTTATGCTGGCATGTCACGTAAAGAAAGACTTGCTCAACGTTTTGCGCGTAGCCCTCAGGGTGGTGTAATTCTTCTTGGAGAAGATGCATATAAGACTGCAGATAACTTCCGTGCCGTAGCACGTCAGGTACTACCACGCGATTTAGCAGATTTTATGACACAGAAGTTTATTGCTGCCGAAGCAAATGACCAAGTTGTTATTATGCGCAATCTATACGTTGGTGTTATGCAGCGTTTTGGTCTTGATGGTCACCCAGATGGTAAAAAACTTATGGACGAAATCCTTAAGTCTAAGTTTGGTGACAAAGAAGGCTTGTCTATTGTTTCTAAACTAGAAGTTAATCCAGCATTTGCTGATGAAATTGGCAAAGTTGGACTTAAACTAGAAGATGACGTACTTAAGTATGAATCATCTGGAATTATTCATCCATTCCAAGAGGCTGGTGCTATCGGTTCTCTCAATTATATTGAGATTGCGCAGATGGCAGGACGAATTAAAAGCAAAAAGAATCTTATTGGTGCAATGGGTGGGGCAACACAGTTAAAGATTGCCGATGATTTTGTAAACGCATGGTCTGTTCTCACTCTGTTTCCACGTTTGGGTATCCGAAGTGCAATTGACGAAGGATTTATGTTCCTTCTTACTGCACCTGGGCGAGAAGTCTTTGACCTTGCTCTGCGCAGGGGACACCGTTTAGGTAAAATGGCTACCGCTTATACTGGTAGCAAGACAGCAGAGCCACTTCGTCAAGCATTAAAGAAGTGGTTGGGCGGAACACGCACATCTGAAACTCTAACGCTTGCTGACCGCGCTTCTAAGCGTGCTCAGATTGCTAAGCAACAGGGTATTAGCGAAGATATGGTTCGCAACATTGATGTTGCATTTGGCACAGCAGAAGATGCTTCAATGCCATTCCGCAAAGGTGCAGATGACCTAGAGGCTGATTTAATTGTTGAAGGTTTAGCGCATAGCGCACACCTTCTTAACTCTGCTACACGTTCTATGGCTGGTGCTGCTAGCATTACAGGTAAGTTTGAGCGTGAAATTGTAGAAGAACTTATTGACCCTAACAACTATGACTTAATGCTCAAGGAACTTGATGCAGTATCTGGTCGTGGTGGTCAGGCTATATCTACTGCTGACCTAGCAGATGCAAGAATCTTTGGTGGTCGCGGAGTAGCAGCGGTTCACTTTGAAAATTGGATTAAGCGTTTTTATGGAAATGCTAAGTCCTTAGATGGTGATGATGGTGCTCGTCTATTTGACCCAGCAACTAACTTCCTTGCTAACAATGGACTTAAGACCGCTGCTGATTTCCGTAAGGCTAAGGACGAAGCCCTTGCTGCTATTGGCATACGCCGTAATACTGAACTAATCGAAGAGATTGGCGAAGATGGCGTTAAGTTGCTTAAGCCAAGTTCTGTATATGTTATTCAAGACCCAAAGGCTGTTAAGCAATTTATCCAAATGTCATCTCGCAGTAGCGAATTGGCTCAACGTGGTGTTAATCAAGTAGATATTGTTGTTGACCAAGTTGACCGTATTCTTCTTGACTTATATGCAACGTTTCATGGCTCTGCTACTAAGTTTAACGATGAATTATTTGATGCAGTAAAAGCGCGTCATGCTCAGTTTGTTGATGAAGAAACAAAAGCACTAGCACCTATTGCCGACAAGTGGCATAAGTCTACTAAGGCTATTACATTTGAAGACTTTGAAAAGTTAACTCAAGGCTTCCAGCCTAAGGGCAAGATGTTTACATCTTTGAAGATTGAAGGTTTAACTGATGATGCAGAAGGCGTACTGTCAAAGTATGGCAACCGTGCATTTGAATTAATGGACCGTCAAGTTACTGCGGCTTTCCGTCAGCCAGCAGTAATGTTGGGTTATGTACGCATTAGAAAGAACCTTATGGTTCTTCAGAAAGAAGAAACTGCTAAAGCAGTTAAGCGTGCAATTGCTGACTTAGGCGATAACCCACCTAAGTGGAAGATTAAAGAAGCAACAGAAAACGCTACCGAACTGGTAGTACGTAGATATGTGCAGATTGCTACACAGCAGGCTGCAGATACAGTACTTAAGTTTGCAGATAACCCATCTATTCGTTCTAACTTTGCTCTTGCTCAGCGTAACGTAAGCCGATTCTATCGTGCTACA